GAGAGGACATACTTTCCCTGAGTCAGAACCAGAATGGATTTCTATGGATAAAGACTACTTTAAGGAAGGGGTGTGGTTACAAGTAGGTAATTATGTTCTTCGTAATGAAGATGGCACAGTGACTAAACATGGAAGCACATTTAAATCTACATCACGTTCTAAATTCTATTTAAAAGTATTAGAGAAACTCACCGACGCTCGGTTGAATAATACTATTAACAAAACCTTTATTGATAATCTATATTCGTTAGATGAATATGAGTTAGATGATTTTATAATGCGTAAATCACAAGGACGTAAAAAAGATGAATATAAATCAGAAACAGATTTGATAATGAAACTAATAGAACAAGGTGAAGCAATAGGTATACCAGCCTCAGAAGGCACAACATATTATTATGTTAAAACTAAAAATGATTACCAATTAGTAGAGAATGTTAAATCTCTTGACGAAATAGACCTCAGATATTATTGGGACACTATAAGCACACTGTTAGAAAAGTTCCAATTAAGTGATTATATAAAGAAACGCCCCCCACTAACCGTCATAGATAAACAACAAAAGAGTCTAATGGAGTGGATATGACACAATCTTTATATAGTAGTATCGATTATATTATAGGAAGGACAGCACGTTGCTGCTCCTTACAACCCTATAGAGGATTAATAATGGACGAAGAGAATAAACAACTCGCATCTTTTTTGAGGGATGCAGAAGTCAAAGTGGTTTGGCGTGAAGAGGACAAGACTAAAGTAGGTCGTGGAATGATAACGAATGATGATGAAAATTTTGTATACCTTACAGGAGATAAGGGCACTGTTATTGTTAATAAACGAGATATTATAGCTATAAAACAATAGGTGATATAATGAGAATACTACCAATAAGTGATAGCCCTACGGCTCCTACAGGTTTTGGAACTAACACTAAAAACATAGCATGTATAATGACAGAAGCCGGTCATAAAATAGGATATGGTGGATGTCAAAATAGAGAATATGGTCAATTTAAAGCTGAATGGCCATTAGGTTCAGGTAAAGAAGTTCAATGGGAAAACTTACCAATTATGTTTCCCGGTCAAGAAAGCTTTGGAGAAAAGTCTTTTGAACAATGGTTAACTCAATTCAGACCAGATTTAATATTAACACACTTAGATATCCAGATGTTTTCTCATGTTATAGAAAGGAAAAGAGTTAAAGGTGTAAACCTACCAGTATATGGTGAAGACAATAAAATGCTTTCTAAGAAAGAAAGAAAAGATTTATTTGAAGAAGCATGTAAAGCTATAGCTAAAGGTGTTCCTTGGAAATTAGCATCTATTATACCTTTCGATGGACAACCCAGTGTGCCTGAATGGTGGGTAGCATTAGAACAAATAGATTACCCTATTGCTATGTCATCTTATGGTAAAGAAGTAGTAAAGGCTGATTTCCCTCAGTTAGGTGAAGAGTGGCATGATAACGTTACTGTTATCCCCCATGGAGTAGACACTAACTTCTTTAAACCACGATTAAATGTTAAACCTGATGATGCTTTTGTAGTTGGTTGTGTAGCACGTAATCAACATCGTAAAAATATACCACGATTAATAAAGGCATTTAAATACTTTGTGGATGAAAATAATTTAACACCTAAAGATACAAGGTTATTATTACACATGGATTGGCAAGACTATATGGGTTGGAAGATAGAATCTATGGCAGACTTCTATGGTATGAAAGATTATTTAATACCAGCTACTATGGGTAACATAGATAAAGGTGGTGGTGTAACGGAAGATGCATTAGTAGATATATATAACATGATGGATGTTTTCGCTTTACCTACAGCAGGTGAAGGATTTGGGATACCAACAATAGAAGCTATGTCATGTGGAAAACCAGTAGTTATAACTAACTATACAACAGGGTTTGAATTAGTAGGGGCAGACGACCCTTATAAAGATGAAATACCACTATTTCCACATGGAGATGGGCCACAAAATGGAAGAGACTATTTAGAAGATGGAGACTGGACTAACAGAGGATGTTTAGTTCCATATAAAGATATGTGGTGGGACACACCACAGAGAGCAGCACCTCAAAGAGCTATTGTATCTGAAGTAGCAATGGGACAAGCTTTCAGTAAGTATTACCATGATAGAGATTTGTTATTTAAACATGGTAAAAATGCAAGGAATCATAGTAAGAAGTTTTATGACTGGAGTGTTATAGCGACACGTTGGAAAGACTTCATAAAAAGAGTAGAAAAAGGAATGAAGAAATGAATTTAGTATTTAAACTAGAAGGAGTGATATGTAATCACGAAGATAAGCTATTGTATAAACACTGTAAACCTTTAATAAATGCAGTAGAATTTATGCAATGGGCTAAGAAACAAGGACACCATTTAACTATTTGGTGTGAAAGAGAGAATGATATGCAAACTAAAATAATCACAGAGCAATGGTTAGAGATGAATCAAGTGCCTTATGATAGGTTATTATTTGATAGACCTATGGCACCAATATTTGTAGATGAAACACCCTCTAACGCAAAGTATTACAGAGCTTGGGGTGACAATCAAATAGTAGATATGTTATTTGAGGAGTGGAAAAATGAAGCAAGTCAATAAAAAATTAAACACAAGAAGTGGAAAGATGATAGACAATACCAAAAGAGAAGCGGAAACACTTGGCTCAGTCGGTCCTATAGTAAAGGTTACTTGGAACGATGCGGCGTCTACGTTTAAAACATATAATATAAATGCAGCAAATCCCTCAGAACATTTAACAGTATGTGAGACAGTAGGAGAGATGGTAGCTCAAGACGAGTATGCCACAGTTTTAGTAATGCATGGGTCACAATGTGATGGTGCAGATATATTTGCTATACCTACAGATTGGTGTCAGAATATAGAGATATTAAAAGAATGTATTTCAGAGAATTCGGAATCCCCCAGCGAATAAAGAGGGTCTTCTCAGTTGAGGAAGGCTTATCTTTAGTAGATAAATATAATGGACAGACTCCATGTTATACAAGTGTCTATCTTTTTGATGATGCTATGGATAAACATGATGGTAAAACTAATTATGAGTCAGCTGTTATAAATACTATCTGGTTTGATTTCGATGATAAGAATGTGAAAAAATGTCACGCACAAGTAAAAAGATTTATAAGACAACACTGCAAACCGTTAGGAATAACTCCGAGGATATATCTTACAGGGGGGAAGGGCTTTCAAATGAACATAGACTTCTACTCCCCAGTGGACTTACCCCATCATATCAAGAAGGATTCCATAAGGGACTATCTATTACATCTAAAGGGCAAATACAAACTATCGACGATGGACGAGATATGCATAAACAACAGCATAACTTGTCTAAGAAGAATAGCAAACACCCAATACATAGATAAAGAAACAAAGAAGCCCAGTGGAGTGTGGTGTGTACAACTATCAGTAGATGAAGTGATGAAACTATCTATTGAAGAAATATATGGTGTAGCAATGCAACCTCGTGAAGATGAATTTGAGACCCATAATAGTAAAAAAGCTTTAAGAAGATTTATAGAATTCGTAGCAGACCAATACGAAATTGAACATACTGTGTCTAATAGTGTTGATTATATACTTTCAGAAATAGAAATGAAGTCAGGCACTACTATGCATAGCTCTATTAAAGCAAAGCACCATAAAGGTTTAGACTATATTAAGCCTATGAGAGAGTGCGTAATTAAGCTAATAGAGACTAATATAGAGCGTAATCATAGCAATCATGAACATAATAACGTTATTGCTACAGAGATGATTAATGCTGGATACAGTGATTTAGACATTTCTTTTGTATTTAAAAGCATATATGACGAACCTGCTGGTGACTGGGGCTGGTATAATGACGACATTAGTAGACCCGGACGCCACATAAAGCTCATTCGACAGAAAGCTTTAAATAGATATTCAAAGGATAAATTAATACGAGCTAAAATTTGTAATGATGAATGCTCGTGTGGAGCGTAATAATGGCAACATTAAAAAGAGTAGAGAAGCGACTGGAAAAAGTCGAGGACTGGATGAAGCAGTTCGAAAATGAAACAGGACCTGCACAGGTAATGGAAAACATGAATTGGTTAATTGGTCAACTCCGTGCTATGGCAACGAGAGGTCAACAATTAGAACAACAATACGCATCTATCGGACAACAGTTTGATGATAACAATAAGATTGTACAAGAATTCATGGAAGAAAATGACTTAGTAATGGACTGGAATAGAAAATTACAACAACTAAAGGAGGCAGCAAATGCCGTTCAAGAGTCAGAAACAGAGAGCATGGATGTACAAGAACAAGCCGAAGATGGCGAAGAAATGGGAGAAGGAAACTCCGAAGAAAAAGAAACTTCCGAAAAAAGTAAAGAGGAAAACTAATGGCAAAAAAAGACAAAAAAGAAGTAAAAAGTGATTGCGAACACGACGAAGAATGCTGTGACGATGAGTGTGATGAAAAATGTGCAACAGATGATGAAGATTGTTGCTGTGACTCGGTAGAACCAACAGGTACAGTTACCGAATCAGAGATACTCGAAGAAATCGAAATAGATGTCGAAGTCCCAGACTTTGAAATCAAAGTCATAGCTGGTCAAAATATGAAAGTATGGCCAGATGGTCGCAGAGAACCACTATAATCATGGGATTATTATCAACCAATAGCAGGTGTAAATGCAGAGACGAGGAGTGTAAATGCGCAAGAAGAGTATTGACAGATTACAAGATTTAAAGAGTCAATTAGTAGCCACGAGACATGCATCCGACGGATGGTCTGAAACTGGCATCAACGAAGAAATTGACGAATTAGAATTTTATAAGGCAGATAAACATGTAGTTGTTACAGGTGGTGCTGGTTTTATTGGACACCATCTGGTAGAACATTTACTTAGAAACACTAACTGGAAAATAACTATTATAGATAAGTTAAACTATGCCAGTAAAGGTTTTTCAAGGTTACGTTCTATAGAAGCAATCTTTGATGACAGAGTAACTATTTTCACAGTAGACTTTAGCTACCCTTTATCAGAAGGTGTTATAGATGAAATCGGTGATGTTAATTATATTCTTCATTTAGGTGCTGAAACTCATGTAGAAAACAGTATTACAGACCCAACTCCCTTTGTAATGAGTAATGTAGTAGGGACTATGAATATGTTAGATTATGCAAGAACATTACCTAACTTAGAATGTTTCTTATATTTTAGTACAGATGAAGTTTTTGGTCCTGCTGTAGACACTTCATATGCAGAGTGGGATAGATACGACTCAGGTAACCCTTATAGTGCAACTAAGGCTGGTGGAGAAGAACTCTGTTTAGCTTATGGAAATACATATAAGTTACCTATAATGATTTCTCATTGTATGAACGCTTTTGGAGAAAGACAACATGTAGAAAAATATTTCCCTAAAATAATTAAAACAATTTTAGAAGATGGTACTTTAGAAGTACATGGTTATCCAGATGGCAAAAGAGCAGGTAGTAGATTTTATATTCATGCTCGTAATATTGCAGCTGCTACATTATTTTTATTAAGAAAGGGTTCGTTAGGTGAAAAATATAATATCGTAGGTCAAAAAGAACTTGACAATTTAGAACTTGCACAATTAATTGCTAAGTGTATGGATAAAGAATTAAAATATAATATTGTAGATTTTCATTCAGATAGACCCGGACATGACTTACGTTATGCTTTAACTGATAAACATATGCAAGACTTAGGTTGGGAAACACCAGTAGATTTTGAAGAAAGTGTACAGAAAACTGTAGATTGGACATTGGAAAACATGGAGTGGTTAGATGAATAAATATTCTTACGATACTGGAATGTATAATTTAAAAGAACTTATGCATGATATATTAGATGAAAAAGACTTAAGTCAAATAGGTGTTGAAGAAGAACATGAACTATATGACAACCCACACAAAGACCAGAGTAGTAAATATCATAAGAAATATTATAAAAATGTCACTAGTAAGTTCTTTGAAGTATATGATAAGTTAGCATCTGAGATAGCAACCAAGATATTCCCAGATGCTAGAGTTGCATATCAACGTAAACCTACATTTAGAATACATCTAAAAGATAATTTAGCAGTGGGTGAATTTCATAAAGATAAAGCATATAGCCATGATACTGAAGAAGTAAATGTATTTCTACCACTCACTCCTGCTTATGGTAATAATACTATTTGGGTAGAAAGTGAAGAAGATAAAGGAGATTACCAACCTATGAATTGTGACCTTGGTCACTATATTGTATGGGATGGTGCTAATTTAATGCATGGTAATAAACTTAACGATACTTCTGGAACTAGAGTGTCTATAGATTTTAGATTTATTAAATTAAATGACATAAAAGATACTGGTAAAGAAAGTATAAGTACAGGTACACCTATGACATTAGGAAAGTATTGGAAAGAATGCAAATAAAAGGAAGATATTGTGTAGAACTTACATATAGATATTATCTGGATGCAGATAGTAACGAAAATGCTGTAGAACAAGTATTAGAAATAATAGATGATAAGCATTTAGATAAGGTGAACTCACATTATGTCCCAGTTGTAGGACAAGAAGAGGAACAAAAATGGAAAAAGAAAAGATTAGATTGGAAGACGTAACACTAATAGGATTATACTCAGGATTCCCCGGTAAAGATTTTGACCCAGTAGAAGGTAAAAAGGCTTTTAAAAGGGCATTTGATGTTAGCACTAGTTATATGGATTTTGGTGCAGTTAAAATGTTAACACATCCTAGAGTAGGTAAATTTG